TGATCCTCCTGCGCGGACCGAATCTATCCCAAAGTATACTCAGCAGGCATTTGAGAGCCTTGCGGCTCAGGGGGTTAGTTTTACCATCAATTGAGCATACGGTCAAGTCAACGAATACACTCTCTCCCGCTTCGTCATGTTCATAAGGCTCAGGGGCTTCCATGCCCTTAATGCACCTAGCAATGGCTACCCCAGCCACCTCATCCCCATCCTTGGCTACACCTACCAAACCACGCTCGGAATGCCAGTTAAACCACTCCCTAAAGTTGGGCCACATTGACTCCGGCACGCCGGAAGCCTCGATAAACTCTACCGCCGTCATGAAATGTTCTTCTGAACCTCTATAGTGTCTGGGTTGGCCGCAGCCGTGATTTGGCGGATGGCGAGTTTATTTGCCGCGCTTGTAATCTTGATATTCAGAAGGCGCCATTTTTGGTATGCCCTGAGATCGCTGGCAATCCTCTTCTTTACCGAAGATGGCAACACTGCCGGCAACTGGAACTCAAGCGTTAAGGCCGCGCTGGATGGGTTTAGATTTGGCTGAACATCAATATCGCCAACGTCTATATCCCGTTGAATGGAGATGGTCGTGTCGGTAGAAAATGAGTCGTCAAAAACCACCTCAAAGTGACTGCCGTGTTTCTCTGCAAACGGATCGCCAAAGTCGAAATCCTTCGTGCGGACATAGGACTGATAGCTGACTCCTGCATCCTGATAATCTGCGGAGGTGACTTGTGAAGGATTTTTATGACCGTTATATCTTAAAATCACACCATTTGTTGCCTTGCCTAAGGCACGCACGCCCTCGCCGTCAAAGTTGCTCAGGGTAAACTGCATAACCTGCGGCGACCAAGTACCTTCGAAAGCGTTTAGAACCGTATTGTACACCAAAAGCGTATCGTTGTAGTCGTTGGCCTCGGTTGGAATAGCTAGGAAGTAGCGGTTGTCATAGAACAGGGCGGACGCAATCCCAATCTCCGCCGTGTTGATTGACTGAATGACATCCTTGACCACCTCGGAAATTGGCAAGCCAACCGAGGTGAAGTCGTCGGCAGCAGACCTTACCAGCGATCTAATTCCATCATCGGCAAGGAAAAAGATGTCGGAACTAACCTGTACGGCTGTCTGCTCGGCAACGCATCCAACATTGTTTGAGATAAGCTCAACCGTCCAATCCGCCCCGGATGTAGCATCCGGCGGGATTGTGACCTGAAAGATTCGGCGTTTCTTGAAAACAATGATTCGATTCTGGTAGTACTGGACAATGGCCGTGATTTCATCGCCATCGTCAGCGTTTACAATGATTGAGTTTGACGCATCCCAAATGGAGGCATCCAAAATATCGGAAGCGTAAAGCGTGTTTCTGTATGCGCCAGAACCAACCGCAAACAGGCGGTTGCCGGTATTAATAAGCAAACGCAAGTTTTGAGGTGGCGGACTAACCGTTGCCGTTGCCGTTGCCCCGGAGCCATCGCCCACGATTGTCACCGTGGGTGTTGCCGAGTACCCAGACCCACCGTCAACCACAACCACGCCGGTAACGGCTCCTCCGGCCACCGTGGTTGTCAGCGTTGGCAAAGATCCACCCCAGCTTGGCCCGGTCACAATGGCGGTTGCGCTTGTGTAGTTCGATCCTCCGGTCGTAACCGTAATCGCCCTTACTTTGCCACCCTGCCTCTGGGCAATCTGACCATCCCAATAGAACAGGTCGCCGTTGGCGTCGGCCATATACATCTTGTCATTGAACTGCGCCATCGAAATCTTAACGTCAATGTCTTCAGAAAACCCGTCCGCCCAAAATTGCACTTCGCTTCCAAAGGTGCGGTTGACCTGACTCCAAGTTTCGTCCGGCGGGTGCAGGTCGGCGTTGCCGTTGGAGTCAATCGTGTAAAGCCTGCCCTGCGTGATTGTGACAACCTGTTCGTACTGCGCCGTGTCAAAGAAGCGAAAGCCTCCAATTGAGCCAAGCTCGCTTGTGGCCGTGGAGCAAAACGCCTCTGCGCCCAAACGAGTTTCAAGACTACCCTTGGGCGACAGGGTCATGTTGTACATCTCCTGCACCTGATTGGCAGCAAGCAGGTCTGATTGCAGACCGCTGGCTTGACCACCCGCAAAACTGCGGATGCCGTCAAACGCCAATAGGTCGTCGAGGTTGTCCGAGTAGTATGGCATTAGGAGGACGAGATTTCCTCGATGGAAAGATCGCCCAAGCTTGACGGCGTTATCTGTTTGATCCCGCCAACCTGCGAAAGCTCGTAGTTAGCCATCGCCGCAAGATCGGCGTTGGCAGTCTGCACAACGGTCTGGGCCTTGGCATACTGGCGCTCACGCTCCAGCGCGTCCGCATGGGTCAGGGAAAGAACGACCTGATGAACGTGCGGCAGGCGAAGCTCGTCGTCAAGCGCCTGAGTGGTCGGCGGAAAATCCACGACAATGTTTGTGCGGGTTAGGCATTTCAGCTTCTCCACCACGCGCAGGCTTATCGTCCCAGCAGTTTCCAATCGCGGATACAGATCAAGCTGTGCAATTCCGCTAGTATTTCTACCAGTAAAGTGATACAGCACCGGAGTACCCGTGCGGGTGTCTTCGAGCAGATCAGCGTCTTGACTGATGATGGTGGCAAGGTCGATGGGTTCAACTTCGGATTGGTCATAGGATACGGAGAGCGGAGTCTCCACGTTGGTTCCAAGCGTGATGGTACGGTTGGTTCCAACCGAATAGGTAGAACTTGTGACAGTCTCGCGCCACGGGGCAAAGTTCCAGACCCGGCGGTAAGCCAAGCTTGCGGCTTTCTGGAGGAAGGTCAGCGTTTCGGAGTCGGTCTTTCCGACCTTCTCACCGGCGTATTGGGCTATTTCAGACAGGGTCATTTACTGGCTCCTCGGGTTGCGGGATCGGCTCGGTGTTAAAACGCTCGTACACCTCGCCATCCACCTCCTCAGTATACGCGCCTGTGACCCTTTCGCCAGCGGGTACGCTGGCTGGGTGGTAGGGCTTGACCCCTATCTGGGCAAGCTGTTCCTTGCTCCAGCACCAGAAGATGCTGGCCGGATGGTTGACATCGCCGATGCGGATGCCTTGGGGTTGGCGGATGATGTTATTGGTTGATGTGATCCACATATGGTCTCCTATCTTGCTCTGGCGTATTTGAAGGGTGATTCGGCGAAGGCTGCGAAGATGTAGGTTCCGCCGCTTGCGTTATTATCTGCTGATGAATCCCTAAGCTTAACTCCATTTGAATTTATATCCATGACAGAACCAGAAAACTCTGCATTTGATAGATGCGGGAATAAAGCTTTGCCGGAAAGATTGAATGTATCTCTTGCTGTATCAAGAATGTTCCAAGCCCCGGTTGTATTATATCTTTTCCATAAAAAAAATCTCGGCCTAAAACCACACCACACAAAAGGCCCGTCTGCCGAACCGTTGCCGGTGTAGCTTCCAAACTTGGAGTAACCTTCGATTTCGGAGAAACAGTAGGCGATCTCTGTCCAATTATTAGGGAATCCTCCGCTACCAATATAAAATACTGAAGATGTTGGAGAAGTATTTTGCCATATTAAATTATCAGTAATTGCTCCGGTTGTTGAGTTTAATACAAGATATTTATTTGCACCAGATCCCTCATGGTACACATACCAATCATTTGCGTTATTTCTTGGTTTTGTAATAATCATTTTTGGTGAAACTCCCAAGCCATGACCAACAGTTGAATTTGCACCGGTTGCAGTAAAACTCACAACACTAAACCCAGTTTGTTGATTCGCTCTAACCGTGCTGGCTATTGAGCCGGACGTGTTGGTTGAAGTGGTTGAGCCCGCATCCCAAGACCAAGCAACATATTGCGTTCCGCTTGTGTTGACCAAGCTGCTTGTGCCAATAGTGAATCCAGCAGAATCAAATGCAGTAAGACCGCTTGAGCTAGTAACCTCTACCGCAGTGCTGTTACTGGAAATTTGCGCCTGCGTTCCTCTTGTGGTGTCGTAAAGCGCGTGGTCTGTCGTCGTCCCGCGATTTTTAATCCACACCAGATCCGGGCTGAAGCCAAGGCTGGAGATGGCATTGGATGCGCCGGTGCCGGTGTAGGTCAAGGCATCCATATACTTATTCGGCTTTTGGATCGTTGGCTGGGGTAGGTTCTGGGTGCAGAGAGTTTTGAAACCTGTTGGAGCGGCGTAGGCGAAAGTGCGTTGGCCGAAGTTGCAATTAACAACACCCTCACCCTGAATAAATGCAGTCCATTGAGATCCAGCAATGTCTGTGAAAGCTGTTCCCTGTGATGTTCCGTTTTTGTAAAAAACAAGCGTCCCAGCGTCAATATCAACAGCAAGTCCAATCACATCATTTGCTGTATACGAAGAACCATATGATGTTGCGGTTGCTCCAGAAGCCTTATTACCATTTGCATTATATCCTCTATATGGAGTGTCATTTACAGTTCCAATTTTATATTGCGTTGAAGCAATCCCAACTACAAGTCCAGCGGCTCCAACGCTGCCTATATTGTACTCCCAGTAGTACTTTCCAGATCCAACAAATGTGGTCCCTTTTATTCTTGAGTTTCCGCTGTCTCCACTCTTTGAATATCTTAAATTTCCATCGGTAAGTGTAAAGCCGCTAGCTCCTGCCGCAAAATCAATTGCTGAAAGCGTACAATAGTTCCCGCGCACATTGCCACCTACTCCAGTATCCGTCCCATAATTCGTCGGGCTATCCACAAGGCTGTCGTTTCCCGTGCCTGCGGTGACCGAAAAATTGTTTAGCGTCCAATCATTTGATCCTGCATCATCATAGCCAAGGGTGGTGGTGGAGGTGTTATCTTTGAATGAAAGATAAAATCCATTATTACCATAAGTCCCGCCGTATGCCCTTGCCTTCCAGCGTCCTGTGATGGCATCGGTTTCGCCGAAACTGGATGGTGATAATGCCTGACCGTCAATCAAATAATATTCAGCTAAATACCCATCAAAATATCCATAATTTGAAACAAGGCTATATCCACTAATCAAGCAATTGCTTCCATTTGCTGTATAGTTAAGATTACTATTTTGCGTGATGTTTGTTCTTGAATCGGTTGCCCAAGAAGTTATTTCTGATCCATTAAGATAAATTCTGCAACGATTTGCAGCCGTTGCTTGCGTAGAGTCTAAAACTATAACCAAATGATACCAAGCAGAAGGATCTCTAAACTTTCCATTTGATCTTACCAATACAGCATTCCCATACCAAAGTTCAATCTCGTCAGACCCGCTTGCCGCATTTCCTCCTACACTAATAAAATTTTGCGTGCTTGAAGAAAAAACACAACCACCATAAGAACTTAATGAACCACCAAGATTTCCCCTTTTATACCATAATGAAAATGTTGCCTTTTTGCCATCAGTAGGAGATCCAAAAGTTCTTGATAAATATGCGGAATCATTGTCATTAAACCGCAGGCTACGCTCAATGCGGTAGGTATCTGAGTCGCCCCTAGCCCCAAAGAAGCCGGTCGGATGGACGGGCCAAGGCATAGGGGTTAGGAGAAGTCTTGGCTGGTTACGCCGTAGAGTACGGTTCCGTTGGAAACAAAGGCGAGAACGTCAACGTCACCAGATCCGACAGATAGAGTTGGAGCATTTCCTCCGGGGAACTTGTAGGCCGTGCTGAAGGAAAGAGTGTTGCTTCCAGCCGTTCCTTGGGTAACGACCAGCATATAAGTTGCGCCGTCAACCGGGTTGGTCGGGGTGCTTAGGGTTGAGTTGGTGGTCACTTCCAGCTTGGCAACCTGATTGGCGGATAAATCCCACGCAATCGTGCTGCCGGTGCTGATCGTGAGGCTGGTGGCGTTGAAGTTGTGGGTCGCAGTATATTCCTGCGCCGTGTTGACCACGGCCACACGGGTGCTTACAGTAGATGTACCACTGCTGATAGTCACATCTCCAGAAAGCGTAGTTGTTAAATTTGCAATCGTCCCGGCAGTGCTGTTAATCGCACCGGAGAAAGTTCCAGTGGAGCTATTCAGCAAACCGCTGAAGGTTCCGCCTGTGATGGTAGCAGTGCTGGAGGTAAGCGTCTGGATTGTTCCGTTGGTGATGTTGGCGGCAGTGGAAGTCGTGGTTCCAGCGGTAAGGTTCGGAATGGTTCCAATAGTAATGCTTGCCGTGCTTGAGGTAAGGTTCGGAATCGTGCCGGTCGTGATCGAGGCATTTGTTGAAACAAGCCGAGTGCCGGTGGATGTGCCGTAGGAAATATTAGTGAGATTGGCGTTGGTGTATGTGCTGATCGTCAGCGCATCCTCAAACAACTCGTTAACCGTAACGGCACGAGGGGCATCTCCAGCGGTCAAGTCTGCATCGGCAATCAATAGCTCGTCGCCGGAGCCAACCGAAGTAAGGTTGGTCTGATCGGTGATCAACGCCTGATAGATGTCGGTTCCATCAATAAGGTTGTGCAACCCGGCGGCAGTCACCGTGCCGTTGGTGGCGAAGGTTTGGGAGCGATTAAATTTAATAGCCATATTAAGCCGTGAACCTCAGTGCGGTCATGTGCAGGGTTCCGGCGGGAACCGTGCCAGCAGTAGTGGTCGGGTTGGTGATGGAGTAGCGAACCACGTTGTTCGCTATGCAATGAAAGCCGATAATCAAGCCGGAAGAACCGGTCGCAGACCCGAGTGAGTTTAGAGTTCCAATAACAATATCGCTATTCTGCGCCCCGGTAAGGGCAACCGTTCCGTTGGTTGTTCCGCCAGCGTTGTAGGCTGAAACCGTTGAAAGCGTAAAAGCCGCAGTTCCGTATGAGGCATTTGTGAGGTTTGGTCCTGTTGCACCAATCTCAAGCGTGCCGACCGTGGCTGTGGTCGCAACAGACAGACCATTAAGCGTGGAGATGGTTCCGATGGTGGCCGTGTTTACGCTGATCGTGCCGAGGGTGTTCGTGCCGGTGGAGGCGGTGATGGTGGAACCAAACGTCACCGCGCCAAGCTGGAGCGGGATAGTGGCCGTGGAAATCGTGGCCGTGCTTGCGGATAGCGTTCCGATGATGGCAGTCCCGGTGGATGCCGTTATGTTGGAGCCAAAGGTGACTGCGCCAAGCTGGAGCGGGATCGTGGCCGTGCTGATCGTAGCCGTGCTGATCGTGGCCGTGCTGATTGTAGCCGTGGAAATGGTCGCCGTGCTTGCGGAAAGGGTTCCGATAGTGGAGGTTCCGGTGGATGCGGTTAGGCTGGTTCCGAAGGTTACTAGACCAGTAAGAGTGCTTGCACCATCAACGCCGAAAGAACCAGTGCTTTGAACGCCGGTTGTTGATAGCTGGAGAGCGGTAGCAGTATCATTCCCGCCTGTAATGTTTTGCAGCGCAGGGCTAACGCTGCTTCCGGCTGTTTTAAGCAACTGCCCAAAGCTCTCGCTAATGTTTTGATTTGCTAAACTAGCCATTTATCCTCCTTGGGTGAGCCGGGAGCGGATCGCATCCCAAACCACACTGACTATAGCACCTATGGAGCCTGCCACAAGGAGCATCTTGGTTTTAAGGTGTTCTAGGGATGTCACCCTGTTGGACAGGTCGCCAAAGCTGGATAAGGAGCGTTCCACCATCCCGATCAGGGTAACTTGACGTTCTTCCATCCGGGCAAGCCGCTCGGACATTGAGCCAAACTTTTCCCGAAGGTCATGGATCTCATCAAGACTCACGACCCTTACCCTCCAGATACTTTAGCGCAACGGCCAGATGCACGACAGCGTCCACAATCTCGTCCCGATCCCGACCCTCCTCCACAATGCGCTTGATCGAGCGGTTGACGCTCAATAGGTGCTTCACCTTCCCGATGTACTTCGTCTCCCTCGCAACCGTATTGTTCTCCCCGGCAAACCTCAACGCCTCCCTGAAACAGGCGTACTCCTTTTGCGTCATCAAGAAACGCAAACTCAAATTGGTGAGCCAGATGGCGATGCTTTTGCACATGGACTAGATACCTTCCGGCACTGGAGGGGCTACAAACTGGACGGCATCGGCCTCGTCGTTGGTCTGGGCGGCAAGGATCAGAGCCTTGCAACGCAGGTATTCGTTGCGGCAGGCGGAGATATAGGACTTAATGGCCTCGCAACGCTCGGGTGAATAGATGCCAAGGGCGGCGTTTTGTTGGGTGGATTCGTCTAGGCCAGCCGCTTGAATAGCTTGAGTTGCCTTCTCCCTATTAACTTCAATATTAAGACTTATGGCTTCAGCCAGACTTCTGTTGTCCACAACCGAAACAAGCTGTCCATTTTCAAAGATATATTGCTTCATATGGTTACATAGAAAAGAGGCCAAGCTGAATATGTATAATCAATCGCAACGGTTCTGGTTGATTCAAGACCAGAACTATAAGATCGAGCGCAAGAAAGAGTTTGTCCTGTAAGAAGTCCGGCACTTGTAAATCCAGCAAATTGATACGCCCATCCGTTGCCAGAAGTAATGTGGTTGACGCTGTTATTTGTGTCTTGTTGAAGCGCAATCCAGTAAATCCCTCCTTTGAGTGATACTGAAAGACCAGAAACCACAACTGCTGCATTTGCTGCCGCCCCACTTGATGTTGAGGCTACACCGCTGCCCAAAAGCGTTGTCGGAAGATTGCCTGTCGATGAATCATAAATTCCATATCTAACATTTCCAGTATTCTGCGAAAAAAATGTCAAGCCAATAGCAGTAAGGGTTGCAGATGGAAGAAAAATTGGAGAAAATATTGTATTGGATTGGGCATTACCATAATTTTGGTTTGCCCTTGTGTTCGCCCCTATGCATCCAATCAGCCTTCCGCTTGCTGATGTTGGCCTAACCAAAGGAATGTTGGGTAAAAATGTGGCTCCCCCAGAAAGAAAATGACGCTCTTCACCCGCCGCCGGAGCTGGAACCAAGCCAGCAACGCCTGCGGTGGAGCTTGTGGCTCCGACCATGTTGCTCGCCGCACTCCCTCCTCCGCCGCCAAAAAAACCCATGACTAACCCTGCCTTCCGATCAATCTTGCTGTACCAGTGCTTGTGATTGCAGCGATGGCTCCGGTCGGGATAAACGATCCCTCAAAGGTAATTCCCTGTCCGCTGGATAGCTGGATACCATTTGACGCTGTTGCAGTTCCATTGGTGTCAATGAAAGCAGTTCCAGAAGTACATTGAATCAGCAAATAATTTCTTGTTGAACTGGCCGCAAACAAAGTTCCATTCGTTGTTCCAGCCGTAAGCGTTCCGATTGTGGTCGATCCTCTGGTCGGCCTAATAACTGAATCTGAAAATACAGCACCGGAAGTAACTAGCGGTGAATCTGTTTGGGTTGCTGAAAAACCATTAACAAGTGATATTGTTTTTGTTTCCTCAAGATTGGTTACAAATTTTGTTCCAGACAAAGGAAGCGTTCCAGCAGGGGTTGTAAAATCGTTAAGAACCCACCCAGACCCATCGTGAAAATATGGAGCTTCAGATCCGCTGTCAGATATGAATGTTACACTTTCTGAATAGGCAACAATCCAGCTTGGAGTTGCGCCAAAAATGTTGTTAAGAGTAGCGGTTCCTCCAGTTGGCACGAACAATCTAAATGAACCAGTATTGGGAGCCGTAATTGAAATTGATCCGTCATTAACAGTTACCGATTTGATTTGAAAATTGTTATTTCCAATATTAACCGTGCCGGACGAAACCGTAATGCCATCGGCCACATCCGCCTGAAGCGTGGTAAGCAACGCCTCAATCTCGGTAAGATTGGCGTTAATCGACATAGTCCCGCCGGATAGCGGTCCCAAGCTCTCAATAATCGTGTTCCACTGGCGGCCCATTATTTTGTCTCCATTGCGTCAACTGCGCTCTGCATCGTTGGGGTATTAGGGTAGATGGTTTCTGGGAAGTCGTCAACGCTCTGCTCCGGCTTGCACCCGGCAAGCAGAAGGCAGAGCGTCAACGCCCTAACCACAAATTTAGTCCTTGCGGACGTAGATTGCGATAGGCCCACCGGACGACAGGATCACTTGGGAAATATCCCCAACAACCGTTGCCCCGCCAGCTAGGGCGAGTCCCGTGTGCGTCACGCCACTGATGGTCAGTCCGATGGTTCCAGCCGAAAGAGCCGTCACGCCATCGAAAGATCCATCATTGGTGGAAGCAGAGGTTGCAATGGTCGTCCCCGCTTCACCCAGAGTAAGTCTGGATAGAAGGCGCATTAGCTGTGCAGTGCGATGCGGTAGGAAGTGCCGTTGAGGGTCACGTTGAGCGAAGCCGGAGCGGTCGCAACGGTGTTAACCGTGCCGCCGCTGGAAGACGCCGTGATCTCAAACACATTGGTGAAGCCTTGGGAATCAAAGCGGAGAGCCTTGCCCTTGGCCTTACGTTCGGAACGTACAAATTCTTTCGCCATATTATCTCCTTTGAGCCGCCGCACGTTTGATACTATCTGGCGTGTACCGGCTCTTGAATCTACTGCCAAGCTTTTGTTCTTGGCGGTAATACCCCTTCATAAGATTTGTTTGATTGACTCCCAGCGGATTGTCGAGGGGTTCGCCAACCCCCACTAGGCTCAATCTTTGTGGCACTTGGAACCTTTTAAGGTAACCCGGGACTGAGTCCCGTTCCGCCACCGGTTTCTCCAGTTCGACGACAGATCCGTTGCGGGTGTCTTCGTACTGGTAGATCGGCATTAGGCGTAGTTCTCCTTGTCGGACTCCTCGGCCATCTTCATCATCCGGTCTTCCTCGGACATCTCTGGCTTGTTGGATTCTTCGGATTCAGACTCTTCAGCCATCGCATTGCTTACGCTCACGACGGCCATATCGCCATCAATCGACTCCACCTTGCCTTCGAGTTCCACCATGTCGCCAACTTCAGGCGCGGAATTTTCCTCGCCCTCGCTGATTTCAAACATGGACAGAGGAAGCTTAACCATTCCTGATTTCATGGACTTCTCCTTGGTGGAAGGAGCGGGGGAGGTTTTACCCTCCCCCGCCTTCCGGGGACCCATACCGATAATCAGCATGGCTCCCATTAGAATTACGAGTAGTTCGACTTGCTGAACAACACCCGGAAGAACCGAGGGTCGAGCTGCTTGGCCGCGTAGAACGTCTTGAAGGACGCCACGACGCGCTGGCCGTAGGGGTCGGACTTGTCAGCGGCATCCAGAATCGTGACCTTCGGAGCGAAGGGCGAGCCGGAAGCGGCGACCGAGGACAGGCTCGGAACGCCAAACGCACCGCCGCCGAGCAACACATTCGCGTAGACCGCGCCGGTGCTGACAGTGGCTTCACCCACGCCGGAGGCGCTGGTGTTGAACGTCTGAACGTTGGTGGAGCTAATCACGCTCACGCCGAACAGTTTGCCAGTTTCGCCCTTGAAGATTTGATCCGGGGCGGAGTAGCTGGAGACCTTCAACCAATCATCGTCCTGTTGGAGATCGCGGATAACGGCAGGATGCGCGACGAGCGCGTAGCCGTCCTTGATCTTGGGAGCGCGGGCGATGAACAGGCTGGTCGCACCGTCCAGAAGGTCGGTGGCGGTCATGCTGCTGTTGGGGGTGGAGGCCGTGCCGAAGGTCGTGCCGTTAGTGCCGTTCTGGGCATAACGAGCGTAGGACTTGACGGCAACGCCAGTGCCAGTGCTGGTCGAGGAATCCTGAACCAAAGCGCGGTGGCAGAGGGTGTCGGCGTGCAGCGCGGCGTCTTCGCCGAGTTGCTTGGTGGCCTGCGCCAGATGCGAGAACAATTCCGTGGCCAGCAAAACATCGGTGAGGATGATTTTGGACCCGTATTGCACGAGCGTGGCTTCGACCGAGGAGAGCGTCAGATCGCGCTCGTCACCGCTGGAAGGCGTGGTGCCTTCGGAGAGGTTGGCGATAGCGCTGATGCTCGGGTCTGAGAACCGGAAAAACCGGATCGTCTTGTTCCCACCCGTTTTGGTCGGGTAGGGGGTTTTCATAGCAAACTGCTCCATCTGGAGCAAGGGGAGCGCACGCTCCAGCAACGCCTTCGAGAAGTACGTCTGGAACTGTGCGGTTACTGAACCAGTAGTGACCATTTTAGTTTATATCCTTTGCGGCTAACCGTTCCGATCAACCTCGCCCGCCATCCTCATCAATTCACGTTCCTGCTCGTCTAGCGAGAGTTCGTGAAAAGCCTTGGTCTTGGCCGGACCTGACGGTTGACCCGAAGCCGGGGTCGTCGCTTTTCTGAGTTGAGCAATTTCTCGCTCATACTCTGCAACCTTCTTTTCCAAACCAGATGCGGCGTCCGCCTTAATGCGCATCTTGGCAATCTGAACCGCATCGTTAATCCCGGCGGGATAGTTCCGCAGGATCGCATGCTGTTCCAACATTTGAGACACGGCCTTGTAGAGGGAGCTTGAGGAATCCTTAAGTTCGGGATTCTCCTCAACCTCTTTGAGGAGATTCCTGTCCCAAGCGGATTTCATCTCCGTCTTGGTCTTCTCCTCAATCTCCTTTCGCTCTTCCGCTTCTACTTCCGAGGCTCTTTGCTCTGCAATCTGCGCAAGATCGTCGCGGCCTTCGCCACGATAGTTCTTTGCCGCTTCCCGGTAATCCTCCGGGCTAAATTTTCGACTGCTTTGCTTTGCCTCTTCTTTAGGAGCCTCTGGAGTCGTCCTTGCATTTCGCGCCGACTCAAGGGCTTCTCGCTCTGCCTTGAGTTTAGCTTTTTCTGCTTGGACATCTTCCCACTCCTTCTGGAGTCGCGATTTGGCCTTCTCATACCTAGATTGCTTCTTTTCGGAAGCCGAATCTGGCTTGGAATCTTCTGGTTGCGTTGTTAGAGAACTTTTCGCTTCCTCGGATTTCTCCTCGGTTGCGGGAGCCTCACTCGAGGCTTCCTGTTTTGGTTCGGCTTCTTCCGCAGACGTGGGCTTCTGCTCGGTACTTCCACTAACCTTATCCGTTTCAGTTGTTGCCTTGGCTTCGTCCTTCTTGGGTTCGGGATTGTATTCCCGGCCCTCGTCGGCTGCGGCAGCCATTGCAAGAATTTCCGTTTCGGTAAGATTTCCTGAATCCGCCATTTTGACCCTTTCTTACACTCTTTAGCAGGGGAGTCATTCCTGCCGGGAGGTTAGTTTGCTACTGGTTCATCGGCATCGTCCCCGTAGCCCGGGACGGCCGAGTTTAATTTTGCGGTCGCAAGCGACTCAATGGTCGCAACACAACCACGGAAACCTTTAGCATACCCGCACGCCTCCGCAAGTGCTTCTTCTTTCTTCATCACGGCGGCAGCATTCTGGCGCAAAGTTAGGTTCAAAAGTATAAGACTAAGCTTCTGTCCGGCCGGCGTACCCATGAAAGACTTAAGCGCCCGCTCATCCTCATCGAGCCACTTGGGTTCCTCAACCCACTCTTGGTTGCGGATGAAGGCTAGGATTGCACGCAGCTTCCTCATGACATCAGCGCCCAACTGTCGCCTTGGAAAAGGACGAACTTCGCATCTTTGTAGATTTCGCCCAGAGCCTTCTGTACTGCCGGGAAACTCCAATCGTGTCCAGCCATGATCCCTCCCTGACGTAGCTTCGGCTCCCAGCCCTTGACGTCTGCCAGCACCGCTTCATACCTGTGATCGCCGTCAACATATACCAGATCCAGCGAACCATCGGCAACAAACTCCAAGGCGTCAAGGCTTTTCCCACGGCTGAAAGATACGTTACCAAGGGGCTTGGTACGGTTCTGGAAAGCCTCGAAAACAAACTTCATTGGGCATTGCTGGCTCGCAACGTCACCGATGTCATACCCGTTGATCCAAGGATCGACCGCAAGCACGGTCTTGAAGTATTTGGCGATAACCTCGGTGCCTTCTCCGCTATAGGAACCAATCTCAACGGCAGCACCGTTGGCGCCGCTCTCGTTGGCCCACTGACACAACTTAGCCAAGCCTTCCTGCTGGAAGGCGTCTCGCATCACCGGGACGATCATCCCGTGGTTTGCAAGGTAGGTTGATTTGCTCCTTCGTCAGGAACCATCCCGCCCTGCTGCTCCATTGCCTTGGCTTCTGCCTTGGCTGCGTCACGAAGCTGTTTCTGAATGGCGCGGGATGTGTTCGGATCGACCTGCTCAAGCGCAGCGAGATGTTGCTGCAAGTGTTGCATGAGAACCTGCATGGACATTTGATCCACGGGTTGCTGACGCGCTTGGGCGGCTTGGTTGAATTGGAAAAGAACTTGGATATGGGCCTTGTGATCGTCGGACGGTTTGATCTGGACCGGGAAGCCGGTGGCGAGCATGGTCGCAATCTCGGTCGCCTGATCCTCAGCCTGATCCCCGGTGCCGGCCTGCGGGTCTTGGTAGAGGCGGCGAACAAGGCTCGGGTCATCCTGCTCGATAACGGATTTGACCAGTTCGCCCTGATTGACGAACGGATTGTTCAGGAACATCTGCATTCGGGCGACGGCTTTCTGGAGCGAGAACTGGCGGTTGATGAAATCCATTCCGCCCTTCGGCTCGATCGAGTAATCTTCGTGGATACCTTCGGGCGGCATCGAGCCGGTCTCTTCCGCATAGCGGAACATGAGATCCTTCTTGTTGTACTGGACGTAAAGCGCCCAGCTTTGCTTGAAGAGATGGGCCAAGCCCATTCGGAAAATACGATTGCGCAGATCCCCGGAGGCAGCCGCCTGACCCTGCATGGCCGCGATCTCGGTCGCAGTCTTGCGGTCGGACACCTGATACTGCGAGCCAGCGGCAAAGTCAGGGTTGCCCATCCGCTGCTCGGCCAGCATCCGCTCCTCCAGCATAAGGCGCTGGAAATCGAACGGAGGCTGGCTGAACTGCACCGGCTTGAGACCCTGCGGCAGGATCTGACCGGGCTGCATCTTCAGGTTCGCCGTGTTCAGGCTTACCGGATTCTGTGCTTCAAAAACAGGGCGGTTGGCAAGCTCAACGTAATCGCTCAGGCTATTCTTCAGCTTGTTGAGCAGATTCTCTCCGGGGAGGAGAATTTCTGCAACTCCCCGTGGGCTATACCAACCTCCCCCGGTTATCTCATAGGGGAAATCCACAAAGGGCGGTTCGCCATGCTTGTAAGGCAGAACGAACGGCTTCCTTACATCTTCGGTGACAACCAGCGGGCTATAAGTCTCGACCTTCCATCCGTCCTCGGTCGGCGTATACATTTCCCAAAGAATGATGCGATCGTTCTCAGCTTCCTGAGTAATTCCCTCGCGTCGATAAATCTCGTCCTGAATCTCACTTCGTAGGCCCACCGATTTGGACGGTTTACCCGAAATGGTTTTAATAAAGTTCTCGTCCTGCTTGTAAAGCGGATTTGCCTTATAGGAGTCGACGCTCGTTGAGATGATGTGAACAATGAAGTCGGCATCTTTGAATTCCTTGGTGTAGGAAGGTACGATAATATGGAAGGGATCGATCGCCTCGAAGTCAATACGCTTCTTGTCCTCGTTCCAGATCACCTTGGCAACGCCACGGCCGTAGAGCAGGATGTTGTCGATTACGGAAACAATCTCTTTCTGAAAGTTGGTACGCTCGCGCATCTGGTAATCGAACCAACGCTCGGCGGAAACGGTGAGCGGGGCAATCTGCTGCCGCATGGGAACAAAGCTGGAAAGGATGTCGTTGCCGATGGCGGAATTGACGAAGGAGGGCTTTAGCTTCTCGATCGCAGTATCGATCAACTGAACGTGCAGGTCAGCGGCGGTAGGCCAAGGCTTGACCTTCCGGCGGACACCGAAGTACCGGGCCTGATAGAACAAACGCTGCCGGTTCTCCCAAGTCTCGCGCTGGTTAAGAGCCTCGATGATCCTGACGTAGTAGTCGTTGCGGCGTGTGTCTTTAGCGTTCATTTGTCGCGTTCCCGGTTTAGTTCAAACGAAAGATCGTTGATATAATGCAAAGCGCGTTTTGACCATGCGCGGACGGCAGGAGAAGAATCGCGTACAGCAGGGTAGTTCTCATCGCGCATCAGAGCCTCAACGGCCCCGGTCGTATTCGTTACGGGGGTCGTCGTGGCGCACCCACCAAGGCTTAGGGCCAAGATCGCGATCAATGGCGTCACGGTTGTTGCGCCAATCGCCCTCTGCCCGATCGATGCGCTTCTCGCGCCAACCGGGGATGAGGCGAAGGATCGATGCAATGATGTTAAGTATCGCACCGATCACTTAAAGTTATTTAATGTGGAGACCGAGCGTCTTTAGGAAGTTGACAACTTTTTCCAGCGCCGAATCATCGGCAGGGGTCGGGGTCAGCTTCACAATGATACGCGCAGCAAGCACGATGCCACCGAGGGCGGCAACAATCTCAGTCCAGTTTGCAGTAATCCAGTTCCAGATATTCATATTAACCTCCTGCATCGAAGCCAGCCATGACAGGATCGCTCGATTCCATCAGGGCTTGCAATGACCTCCACGTTGGCTTCTCGACGGGGAAAGTCAAATCAAACCGAAGATTACCACCATCTAAGCAGAGGGCAAGGGCATCCGCACGATCGGGTGATGCGATGCCACGGGACCGCATCGAGTCCTTGGATTCTACGCCTAGCTTGCCCTTGGAGTTGGTCGTGGTGCGGCGGCAAGTTAGCTGAGCAATCAGGTCGTCGTCCTCGGGCAGAATGATCTCGCACGCCTCGATCTTCTTGGACATCCCGTACCACATCTCGGCGGCGCGGTTAGTGTAGGCGTCGGGGTCGTATGGGGTGGAACCAAAGTTAACCCGGTTAACGTCCCAACCAGCCTCTGCCAAGGCGTCGCACATAACCATGCCAAGACCGCTGGCGTCGGCGTAGATGTTCTCAGGTTTCAGGCCGGCCTTCTTAAACTCTACTATAAACCGCCCAACGGCAGACATGGTATCCCTTTCGCGCCAAGCCACCATAGGTAGTACCTTGTTGCCGTCACGTACGCAAAGCACGTTGCAGTCACCGCCGGCCGCAAAATCGACCCCGGCCACCCGTTCCGCAGGCTTGTAGTCTGGCGGGCTATTCTGGCAGTTCTGGATCTGGGTAAGGCTAATGACAAGACTCTCGGCGCCTATGTCAACGAACTCGCCATAGATCATGGAGCGGGTCAGGGGATGCTTCTCGCCGTACCGCTGGATAACCTCGTCGATCTGGATTTGCGGTATATGCGGGCAGTCCTTGGCGGCTACGGCGTGGGTCTTCCACATGTTCGCCTCCTTGGTAAACGCGCGGTAGAAGGCTCCGCTGGTACCCCCGGGGCTGGACGCAATAAGCAGGCGGGTGGGTTGGCAGCGACTGATGGCCTCGAACAATGGGTCAGCGACAGACTTTGCCTCGTCCACAACCATAAGCAGGGGGTGCTTGGTATGGTCTTCGGCGTGCCATCCTTCCGCACGCCCGGGGTCGGTTGCGGAATACCCAATAATTCTGCTTGTATCGCCCTGCGGGTCCGTGTATCGAATCTCTCCTGATGTTACGTCCCAACCACCACCCAAGCGGGCAACGTAGTTGCGAAGGCTCGGCCACAACTGCGATTCGACCTGCCGGAATACACCGGCGGTCGTAACCGAAATTGACCGCTTAAAACAAAAGCAATGCCAAAGCAAAATAGACGCAATGACGGTGCTGGTCTTGCCGGAACCGTTGGCGGCACGCAAGGCTACACGGGATTGCTCCTTGGCGAGATCTCGCAGGACCGCACGCTGCCAATCGTAAAGCTTAATACCGATAACGTGCTGCGCGAAACCCTCAGGAGTTGCGATGTCCTGAAGAACTTCTTCTGGCGACTTACGCTTGCTCTTGGGCGGCTTCGCCATCTTCCTTTTTGTTTTGGTCGGTTTTCTCTGGGGGGGTATGCGAAAATTTTGGGGGATTGGGGGCGTCCCCGGGGGTCGTGGTGGTACGTTGTAACTTCCTTAGTCTCACTAACTTACGCTTAATTAGTTTCTCCTCTCGCGGATTTTCAGAGGAGGGAAGAGGTTGGTTTATACAATACTTCTTGTGCGACAAATGATGTTGTTGTGTATCAACGACTTGTGCAGATTTTACATAAGTACCTGAGCGCGAATGGATTCCGGCGAGCATCGCCGCCAAGCTTGGCGACAGTCCATGATTCAACTCTGCTTTGACGTCCACACGGGCGCTTGGCTGCGCATATCCGAACACTCGCTCCGCTATCCAAGCCTTTGCCTGCCAATGCTTTGCGCCTGCTTCGCTTATTGAATCCAGTAAACTCGCCTCTAATTCTCGCCGCGCTTTTTTTATAGCGTCGCGGAATGCCGGCCGGCTTTCCTGCCATCCCTGAATGGTCCGCTCGGGAATCCCTACGGCTTCCGCAGCACGCTCCCAAGTTAATCCCTTGCGGATATATGCGATGACCTTTCCCGCAATCTCTTCGCTATACTTTGTCGGCCGTCCGCCTTTTTCCTCGGGCATCCCTACACTATAACACGGTTTTAAGCTTTCCCAAGGCGCAAAAATCGCGTTTAAACGGCCGCTATCGCGTTTTGATTCGCGGGGAGGGTGAAGATAGCGGGCATGGAATAAGAGAAAGTTGAAAATATTTTAATAAAAAAGCTTGCAAGGTGCGGCATAAGGTGCGAAGATAATTCCATGATGAACACAGAAACAAGCGCCGAAACGGGAACGGCTCAAGCTTCCCGGCTTAAAGACAAAACTTATTTTTTGGTGAGACAGTACAATTCAGAAAACGGCTTATGGTATAGGCACGGGGAATATTCGACAATTGAAGACGCTGAAATGTATCTCGAAAAATGCATGCGCGGGGACTCATTAATGCGCTTAGAAAAACCGGTCAAAGTTAAGTACCAAATTGTAAAAATTCTCGCCGCGCGTGAGGTTGTGAAAACTCTTGGAGGATATATCCGATGAGCGCCGCAACTTGTTCCACCATCTCAGCCGGTGACAGTGTAAACGTTCCCGCAACTTTTCACCTTATGCGGAAAGGTATAAACACGGGGACCGTTGAATCAGTCCGGCGGCGAGCGTGCGGCAAATGGGAGGCTTACGTCGTCATCGAAAACGTGCGTTGGATTTTCCCCGTAGCGCAACTCAAAAAGATTGAGAGCGGCAAATGATCCCCGCAACCCTTACCGTGACATTTCCGGCCCTTGCCGGCGCCATTGCAACCGTTTTCCTTGTGGGAATCCTGCTAGGGATTCTCGCCGGGACAGTAAACCAAAAAAGAAAGTAGGAGGAAACTACCATGCAAACAGTGACAGAAGACAAATCGTATCTAACCACGTCAACCGGTTACCCGGGGACAACGTCCGCGCGTTTCGCGGGAATCAGTACGGCCGACGCGCTTGCGCCGCTCATGGCGGACGGTTGGCGCGTTGCGGAACGTAGCGTCAAAGGCACGCGCTTCGCGGAACGTGTCCCGTATCTCGGGCACGTTGTCCGGTTGAATCATCCCACGCTGCCCGGGAACAGTGAATTCCGGCCGCAATTGGTTCTCAAAAACGGAAACGACGGGACGTCCGCCTTTGTAATGATGGCGGGTATCTTTCGGGCCGTATGTGCTAACGGCATGTATGCCGGTGCGCTTGCCGCTTCCGTAAGGGTCCGGCACGTTGGCAACTCCGGCGAGTTAGCGTCCCTTATCCTGAAAGGCGCTGAGGAGGTAAAATCTTACGTTCCCCGGCTCGCTGATCAGGTGCAACGCTGGCAGGGCATAGAATTAGATTCGAATCAACGCAAACTGATGTTTCACCTTGGCGCGGCAGCGCGTTGGGGCCGGGACGTTGCGGCAGATAAGGCGCGGCGGTCTGAATATGCTTCTGAAGTTTATTTTAGAAGCGAAGACAAGCGGGCGGACTTATGGCGCACATTCAACCGTGTTCAGGAGAATTATGTGCGGGGATATGGTGCGAGCATATTCGCCGGCCGTCGTTATAGCGTGCGGGCATTGCGAAACATTGACGCAGGGATTCGATTCAACCGTACCTTATGGAATATCGCGGACGTTGCCGCTAACGGTAAGCTTGCGGATTTGCATCTCGCAACGTTTACCCAAGGCGCAAACATCCACGAAACGGCCCGGGACATGGCGCTCGCGCTCGCATCGTAAACAATAAACCCAAAAGGCGCCGGGGACGTTCCAACCGTTTCCCGGCGCCATTATTTTAAACATATGAAAAACTCGAAATATCACTCTTCACCTATATCTAAGAACGAGAAAACCGGCCCCATGTTCGTATCCACAAGCGATCGCAGAACGTGCCCGGATTCATGCCCGCTTAAGGCTAACGGCTGCTACGTCGTCGGCCCGGTTGGCTGGCATTGGGATAAGGTGACGGCCGGGAAGCGGGGGGACACGTTCGCCGGCTTTTTGGAGAAAGTTCGCCGGCTGCCCGGGCAAACTTTTTGGCGCCATAATCAAGCCGGGGACCTGCCCGGGGAAAATGAGGTTATCGATGGCGCCATGTTGGCGGACCTAGTCAAAGCGAACACGGGCCGCAACGGGTTCACCTATACTCACAAGCCGGTCTTAGATAGGCAAAACGGCCCGGTGAAGGAAAACCGGGAAGCTATCGCGGCGGCAAATCGTGACGGCTTCACGGTTAATCTATCCGCCAACGGCTTAAAACATGCGGACGAACTGGCGGCGCTTGGCATTGGTCCGGTTGCTACAATTCTACCCGACGGGATAACTGAAAACACGACAACGCCGGCCGGCCGCAAGGTTGTGATATGTCCGGCGCAGAAAATTGATGGAATGAATTGCGCACGCTGCCGGCTTTGCGCACGCGGTCAACGTTCGGTAGTTGTGGGATTCATGCCGCACGGTGCGGCGAAAAAGAAGGCGGCGGCGATTGCGGCCGTTAACTAGCTAAGGACGCTCCCGCCTTTTGCTTTGTGTTCTATCCGCAAAGCAAACACGGGACCGGCGGACGCTGGACCATAAAGAAAACATAAAAGAAGGAAAAACATATGATTAAAGAGTTAGATATAATAGAAGACGGCTGCGAGTATTATGATGACGTTTACGCGTCGTGGTACCCGGTGCCGGCTTTTTGGGTTGGGGACCATGCCGGGACGCATACGCATAGAATAAGGCGCCATGAATAGCTTTGGGTTAGGAGTTATTTTTGGCGCCATCATGGCGGCCGTCTTTTGGGTACTGTTTAGAAAGTAGTACCCGGGCCGGCTTGGGTTTTATCCCCTTGCCGGCTTTTTATTTTACTCAATTCATACAATTCCTATCAACTTACTAGGAATTATTCCGATTTTTCCGGCTGTCCCCATATTCTATTGGCTAAACCAAAAGTGCCTATTAAGGAGCGAGATTCCGCGCGTGCGGATAGGATTTTATTTTGAAATTTCCCGCTGGAGATTTTCCAGCAGGTTTTGATTTTTGGTTTTTGACCTACCTGCCAATGGACACGCAACAAGCCTTGTTACCCAAGGATTCTGGCAATTTCGCTTTTATAGGCCGTATCTTTGATTGGGTGGTGGGGGATATGCCCTTTGCGTCAATCCTCGTTTCTAGGGCCATTTCCGCTCGATTGCGGGGCATTGTGGAGCCTTTTTTCACCACTTGCGGCAACTCCAGTATCTGGCACTGGTCTTAGAGGGGGGTTGCGAATCGCACCTATGTCTGGCCCGGAAGCTCTTCCTACGGGCAGGATTGGACTTCTTGATGGTCATCTTGGGGTCACCGAAGCGGATGGTCTTAGATTTGCCGCCTGAGCATGCCCGCACTACAAACTTCTTGGACCCTCCCGGGGTGCGTCTAGGGCTATTACAGGGTAGGTTTCGTGGGTTCATTCAGTGCCTCCGCTAGTTTAGCTATCTTTGCCTTATGCCTATCAATAAACCCGTTTAGGTCTTCAAGGTCCGCAATCATCGCATCCATGTTAGCCTGATAAACCTCATGGCTACAGTTGGCAAGCACATCCCCGAAGAACCGATCCACCCTGCCAATAGTCTTGTGTAGTCTGGAGTTCTCCAGAATCAACAACTCAATGTAGTCCCAAGCTAACTCAACCTTTGTTTTCACTGAAGCCACCACGCTTGGCCTTCATCATGCGCCATACCTTGGGTTGGATCGTGGACTTCCGCTTGGACCGGGAGATCCCAAGACGCTTCCTGCGGTTCATGTTGGCGTATAGACCTTGTTTCATTTGGCTAGTATAGCACGAACGCCTTGCCTCTAAAAGTATTTGTCGCTCTTTTGCAAATTTACTTTTGCTGGAAGTATCTGAAGATTGTTTGGGGCATGCATTCCACCCTTTGATATTGGTTTTATGTGGTCAACATGAAACTGTATTCCAGTGCATTTGGTAATTCTTTGAGATGACTCATAAATTGAGTTTATTGCAGATCGCTCAATCTTTGAATTTCTTGAGCGCTCCTTAAGTTTTTGCCTTCTTGCTGCCGCATACTCCACATATCTTGCAGAATTCTTGCTGTAATGCTTCCTAAACCATTCGCGCTTCTGCTTTCTTACAATCTCAATATTCTTTGCCTCCCATGCCTTCTTATGGGCGGCGTGCCTCCTTGGGTTTCTTTTCTGGCTTCTTGATGCAGCCCGCTTGCTTATTTCGCACATGTTTTTAAACGATTCTGGCGATGCCCATCTTTCGCTAACCCTCACAGATCCATCTTTCCGATTACGCCTTTCATAACCCCAAAATTTAAACCCGTCTTCCCGTTCCTCACCAAAAACTCTTTGCATCACTTGTATTATATACAGCAAAAATACCACTAGTCAAATTTTTGATAAATAAAAACACTTACGCAAGATTTGAGATGCTTCACACTCCTTAACCACCGCAGAAAATATTTTGGACCGCCGCAGCACCACCGCACAAATACCCCTTATAAGGGGTATTTGTTGCGGTAGTTGCGGTATGCGGCAAAAAGCGAATTGTTGCGGTACCGCAGAAACATTTGTTGCGGTGGTCATAAATCTTGCGTAAGTCGCATTTCTGCAAAAACCATTATCAACGACTTACGAAAGC